GGAGGGGGTTATGCTTAAGACGATTTTATATTGTCCGGACTGGTTTATGCCTGGTTTGTTTTTATACTTGAATCTTTCGTTACGGCGTTGATATTAGGTAGATTGTAATTCCGCATAAGTCGGTTTATAATATTTTAAAATTTACTGTTCCGGGGGATCACTTTCCTCGTTTTACTGTGGACTTTGTCGGAATGCGGAACCATGCTTAGTTGTGGGTGTTCTTACTTAGCGTTACAGAAACTCTCCCAATTCTTTTGTGATAGTGTGTTTCTTTTTAATTAGTAGGTTATAAAGGCATGATGTGCTTACCTCGAAAATATAAGCCCTTATGGGCCCAAAAATAATATAAAATCCAAAAACATCTGCTTTAGTCGAATAAGTGACTTTAGCGGACAGTTCGGCACTGATTAGTCGATCCAATTTAAGGTTATAGTATTGTTCCTTTAACGGGTGTGACCAACACTTGACTTTCGTTAGTCAATATGAGTGGTAAATACGTTTATTAACCTAAAATTGCTGGTTTTCCAGAAGTCTAGTATGTCGACTATAAACACACCGCACCCTGCGTATACTGGATAAAACCCCAAACCCTCTCAATTATGGACAAATTAATTAATGATAACCGTTATGTTGAAATTGCTAGTGACAATGGCCCAGAGTCTATCACTACGCTTAGATTGCGCGAGAAGTACACCTTCTTTACGAAATCCGATGTTAAAACTTATTTTTACAAGAAGAGAACCATGAGTAGTATTGATTTTTCTGAATATATTCGAAAGATTGATATTATTGAGAGAGTGTATAGGTCTGCGAACTGTGTGGATATTAATCCTAAAGGTCGTAGTCTAATCAATTCTATCTTGAAGAGTTCAGAATCATATAAACAGAACTTTTCTAAGAATAGAGTTGAACCCCAAGGAGCACTTGATTTCTTTAAGTCTTTGAGTGATCCTACAGGACTAAAAGCTTTAAGCGAACAAATTCCCGATGTTTTGGATACTATTGGTGAAAAATTACCTGATAGTACCGAGAGGAAGGAATTTATGGGCTTGTTTAAAACTTTTCAGGATAAGATACCTGATTTTTATTTACCATCTAGTGGCGAAACGCTAAAGAAAGCCACTAGTTTGTTGAATGGTCTATCTAATCTTAGTCCTTCAATTTTGATTGTAATTGCATCAGCTTGGTATGCTCATTCTAGAAGTTGGTCTTCATTGGCCTTCTTTGTAGCATCTGCTGCTTATTTTATAATTAAAGTACCTGATCAATTGTTTATGTTGTTTAAGGTTTATGTTAGTACCTTTGAAAAAGTTCCTTTCTTCACAGAAGTTGAAATGGAACAAGTTTCACCCCAGATGTCTGATGACACTTTGGAGTTAGTAGGAACTTCCATAGCTACCATCCTTATTGGTATGGTTGGCATTAAATCAAAAATGACAGGAGCTGCTCTGGCTCTTACATTTGTGAAGAATTTCAGTTCAGCCAAATCTGGTATGACTGAAATTGCAAAACTTATTCTTAAGTTTGTTGAAAAGTTAGTTAATCATTTTCGTGAAGAATGTTTGGATTTACCTTCTATTAAGTTTGTCAATTCATGTTCTAAGGAAATTGATTCTTTCTCTCAAGAAGTTAGATTGTATTCTTTTAAGTTTAATAAAAGAACTATAGAACGTAATGAGAGTACTTATTCAAATTTACTTGCATTGTTAGATGTCGGTAAACAATTGCTTAAGAGTATACCTAGAGATAAATTTACGGATTCGACAATTCGAGGTATCCATGAAGATTGTTCTTCAATCAAGAAAATCATTATTGATTTTGAGAGAGAGGATATTAATCTTAGAGGAACTAGACAAGAACCTTGTGCAGTTCTTCTTTCAGGTGGTCCTGGAGTTGCTAAATCTGTTGCCGGTCTTTATTATACTTATATAGTTACTAGATCAGTTTTAACTGATGAAGAAAAGAAAGAATTTGATCAAAATCCAGGTTCTTTCATATTTTCGCGTAAGCTTGAAAATGTTTTCTTTGATAGTCTAACCAATAAGGCTAAAACATTCTTTTATGATGATTTTATGCAGTTAAGAGATGTCCCCGGAGCTTCTAGCGAGGCTATGGAAATAATTAGAGTTGTTAATACTGAAGAGTATAATGCTCATATGGCTCATTTAGAAAATAAAGGCAATGTTTATGTTAGACCAAAGTTTGTTATCGCAACTACTAATCAAACTAATCTCAAAACTAATTCTATTATTAATATTGATGCGATGAAGAGACGATTTGATTTAGCTTATGTTGTGGTCCCAAAACCCGAGTTCGTTAGAGATGAAGATTTTGGTAAGGACTTATGGCATCGAAGACTTGATCATAGTAAGCTTCCCTTAGCTACTATTATAGATCCTGAAGATGCTTTTGTTCGAGGTCATGAAGTTACTGATCTCAGACCAGATTGTTTGTTGTTCTATGAACATGATTTAATTAATGGTACTTATGGAGAACCCATTGAATTCGAAGAAGTTATCAGAAGAGCTAAAAATGTTGAACTTGTTAAAAGAAGACAATTTGCACTTCATACTGAAAATTTCAAAGGTTTAATCAAGAAATATGAGAAGATTTTTGAAACTGAATCAGAACCTGAAGTTTTGTCTCCGGATTATTCTTTCGATCCCTCAATTGATGAGGAAGATGAAGATAGTGAAATCAGTGAATATCTTGTTGATAGCATTACTGCTACTATAGATCAGAGATCACATCTTGAATATCTTATTATAGTTGATCCTGTTTATAGGAGTTACTTACAGGGACTTTTAGGTCCTTGTGGTTGTACAACTATTGAAGAAATAATCGACGTCCTTTTAGATAGGTTGGGCTATGCTCATACTGTTAGATTATTGAATTCTAGGGAGAAGGTGCCAGATGGCTCTATATTCTTACCCCATAAGAATAAAAAGAGATTCTTAGCCATTAGGATACTTAAGCCCATAGAAAATGTTGTTAATTATTTCCTTTCATTTATACCTTCATATCAGACTATTAAGAGTTTGATTGTTGAAGATGAAGAACCTCTTCTACTATTATTAGGTATAATTGCATCTAGTGCGATTATGGTGATGATAGGTAAGTGGTTTTATTCCTGGTGGACAGGTAAACCTGCACCAGATCCACAATCCTTTGGTTTTAGTGATAAAATGAGAGAACCCAAGAAAGGGAAGGCCCATTTTAAAAACTCTGATGCTATTAAAGCTTTTATTAACCAAAATGCTCCTGTTAATGTCACTCCTCAGAGTGGTGAAGACAGTTCAGGCGTTGATTTAATTAATTCCTTTGTTAGGAAAAATTGTTTCAAGGTTGAATGCTTAACAGATAAGGGTGAGTGGAATGTAATAGGTTCGTTAACTGTTGTTTCTGGTCGGATAGCCTTAATGGCTTATCATTTCATCCCTAAGTGGATGAATGGTATAATTCAAGATAGGAAGCGGTTAAAGAATCTTATTCGTTTGAGTCACGGTTCAGATGCTAGTAATCCTGGTTTATTGTTTACCATTGAGGAATTCCTTAATGGCCATCAAACAGGTTGCTTACACGGTAAAGATGCAGTTTTGGTTGAATTGCCTCGAAGATTCCCTGAAAGACCATCAATTATTGATAGGTTTGCTCTTAGGAAAGATATCGAGCATACGACTAGAAATGTTGAAGTGTTAATACCTAATGTTTCCACGACTTTTGGTTTTTACCATGGTCGAGCCCAGAAAAATAAGGATAATCTACGTATCTACGATAAGATACCCGGTTATGACTATGAAATTAGGGAAACATATTGCTATGATATACCAACTAAATCTGGTGATTGTGGCAATCTTATGTGTGTTCTCAACTCTTCCATACCTAAAAGGAAGATTTTTGGCATGCATGTTGCAGGTAATACTTATCATGGAACTGGCTACGCTTCTATTATTACTCAGGAGGAAATTATTGCTGACATGAAATTGTTTAGTGATCCAATTGTTTCTGAAATGATTGAAGTTGTAGAACCCCAATCAGGTGATTTCGATGTCCCATTGAGATTTGAAATTATCGGAAGAGTTAAAAATGCTCCTATGAGAAATACCAATTCTGCTATTAGGAGGTCAAAAATGTATGGTCTGCTGGGTACTCCAGAGCTTGACCGTGCAATGCTCCGTTCAACTGTTGTTGATGGCACGCTTGTTGACCCTTTGATGAATGCTCATAGTAAATATTGTAAACCTGATATATGGATTGATCCTGAAATAATCATGAAGTGTACTAGGAGTTACTTTGAATTCTGTGAATGGCAAGAAGTTTATCCTGTTGATAGAGTTGTTTACTCTGTCGAAGAATCTATTTATGGGTTGGAATATGACTACGATTTTAGTAGTGTTAATTCCTCAGCCTCGGCTGGTTATCCTATGAATGTCTTAGGTGAGAGGAATCTCAAGAAAGAACTTTTTAGTTATGAACAAGGTTCATTTGAGCAAAAAGCTATTTTTGAAGAAGTTTCTGAACTTGTCAAGGAAGTTATAGATAAAGCCAAGAAGGGTGTTCGCACTTTTGTTGTATTTACTGACTTTTTGAAGGATGAACTCAGGAAATTGGAAAAGGTTTTACAAGGTTCTACTAGATTAGTTTCTGGTGCTCCTTTTATATACTTTATAGCTTTTAGAATGTATTTTGGAGCTTTTTCGTTATGGTATATGAAGAATAGAATTAACAATGGTTCTGCCATTGGAGTTAACCCTTACTCTTCTGAATGGAATACGATTGCTAATAAACTTATCGAAATCAGCCCTAGTAATATAGGAGCTGGTGACGAAGAAAAGTATGATGGTAGTCAAAAGCCAATTATTCATCTAGAGATACTTGATAGTGTCAATAGATGGTATGGAGGAGATGCAACTGATAATATGATTAGGTCAATTTTATGGATGGAAGTTTATAATTCTAAACATATTGTTGATGGCATCATTTATGAGTGGTTTAGCTCTTTACCTAGTGGTCATCCTTTCACTATTATTATTAATACTATTTATCATCATGTTATTACTAGATTTGTCTGGTATAAAGCTGTTGGTAATTTAGCCGATTATAATAATAATGTTTATGTGATTGTTTTAGGTGATGATATTCTTTATTCTGTTACCGACCCTTTCACTGAACTTTTCAATGATGTAGTGTTTGCTAAGCACGCTTTGGAATTAGGCATGGTTTACACAATCGAGTCTAAAACTGGAGAACTTGTCGCTAGGAGACATATCACTGAAATTGAGTTCTTGAAAAGGACTTTTGTTTATGACCCAGCTGAAAATTTGTTCATTGCTCCTCTTAAGTTAACTTCTATTTTGAAGATGCTTGATTGGACCAAAAACAAGCATAAGAATGCTATTGTAGCTTCTAATGTTATAACAGCTGCAAGAGAATTGTCTTTGCATTCCACGGCTTTGTACGATAAGTACGTGCCCAAGATTAATGACAATTTTAAGAACTGTTATCCTGGTTTATTTACAAGTGAACCTATTTTAATGGACCAAACTGAACGTAGAACTAAGGTTCTGGGTACAGTTGCGTTCTATTAATTAGATTTGCAACCCGCTATTAATAATTGTAACGGTTATTAGCTTGAATTAGTTACATGCTTAGGAAAGAAACCTTGACTTTTACTTTTCAATAAGAAAAGAATACTGAACCTTCTGGTTACCCGTGAGATAATGAAATCCAATTCTAAAATTCTCTATGGCTTTTGGTTCTTGAAATCCTTACCTATTTAGGTTTACTCATCAGATGGGATGTGAGCAGCCCTCACAATATCAGAGAACATTGGTACGATTTTTAGGCTTGAGTGTGCCTATTTGTTTAAATTTTACACTTGCTTCAAATAATATTTTAAATGGAGTTGGCGATGGTTCACAAATTGCCAACATTTTTCCCATGGATGTTGTGGAAGGTGAAGGAGCTGTTGAAAGCTCTGGAACCACAAAATTTGTTTCAGATTCAAATGTCGTTTCTGCTACAAAAACTAATGTCACTAGGTTAGACCCTTCTTTTTTGAAGAGTTCAACTGACATGACATCACAAGACATTAAGGATTTCTTAGCTAAACCTGTTATTTTGGCTTCTGGAAACTTTGGTGTCACTGATACTTTTAGCACTTTTCCTGAATTTATAACTCCTGCTGATATTTTGAACATTTCTAATATGATGTTCGAGAAAACAAAAGGATATTTAGGATTTAGAGCTACTACTGTCTTACGGTTGGTTATAAATGCTACTAGATTTCAGCAAGGTAGATATAATCTTCAATTTATACCTATAGGAGGAGCTGTGGTCACATCCACTAATCCTGCTAGGCAACGTATTACTGGACTTAACAGTACTCTTACTTCAAGAACCCAGTTACCACATGTTGAAATTGATTTATCTTGCGATACTGAAGCTACGATTGTTTATCCTTGGAATTCAGCTGTTAACTACTATCCTCTTTCTGCAAATACTAATGCTACTTCTTACGGTTCTGTTGGACTTTTTAAGATTTATCCTTATTCTGCTTTGGAAGCTGGTAGTGGTGACACCACTTGTGGTTACACATTGTGGGCTCATTTCGAAGATGTAGAGTTAATTGGAGCTGCAGTTCCTCAATCTGGTAAGATGTTTTATACTAAAACCAAAAAGAAAAATGAAACTGAAGTTGAACAAGACTCATCTGGTATGGGTCCAGTTTCTTCAACTCTTATGCGTGTTAGTAATGCAGCCAAGATATTTACAGCTGTTCCTCTTTTGAGCTCTTATGCTAGTATGACTTCTTGGTATGCAGAACTTCTTTCAGGTGCTGCTTCAGCCTTTGGTTGGGCTAAACCTGTTAATCTAGAACATTCTACAAGAGTTACTCAGAATTATCTACCTTATTCAGCTAATGTTGATGGGCCTGATGAATCTTTTCCTCTTTCATTTTCTTATACTAATCAAGTTGGTAAAGCTGAAGGTTTTTCTGGAACAGATGTGGATGAATTAGATTTCACCTATATTTGTACAATACCGGCTTACTATGCTAAAGTAACTTGGACTGATGCTATTGGCACTGGAGCTACTATATTTTCTATAAATGTGGGACCTCGAGGTGCTTTGAACACTAGAACTGTTACGGCTAGAAGTATTCTTGATTTAGCTCCCTTTCAATATGTTTCTTATCTTTTTAAACAATGGAGAGGTAGTATGGTTTATAAGTTTAAATTTGTTAAAACCGAGTTTCATTCTGGTAGATTAGCTGTTAGTTTCTCTCCATTTGATCCTCATGTATTAACTCCTTCTGTTTCTACTTTGGCTGATACTGTGTTCTTACATCGTCAAATTATAGATATTCGAGAAACTAATGAATTTACTTTCGTTGTTCCATATATATCTTCATCACCATATACAGATGTAACTTCCTTTACAGGGAGATTTTCTGTTATGGTTGTTGATCCTTTGATTGCTCCTAGCTCTGTAACAGGAGCTATACAGCTTATTATTGAACAAAGTATGTGTTCTGACGCTGAATTTGCCATTCCTGCTAGAACAACACTCACTCCAGTTTATGGAATTACACCACAATCAGGTGAACCCTTCTCTTCTGAAGAGAATGTTTGTGCTAATTATCGTGGTTTTATAGGTAGTTCTGTGGCGGCTGGTGATGACTCTATTAATTCTTTGTTTTGTGTGGGTGAGAAGATTTCTTCTTTTAGAACTCTTATCAAAATGCCTACGCCTTTAGCACCTGTTGGAACACCAGTAGCTGCTCCGTACATGAATATTATTCCTTTTGCGTTGCCTTTCACTAATTATACTCCTGGAACTACTACATACACTCTACCTTCCTTTGTACCTGATTTATTTTCTGTAATTAGTCAGTTTTACGTTTATGGTAGAGGAGGTGTTAGATTGAAATTTCTTGATAATACTAGTGTCACCGCTGCTGAACCTTTTTCTGTTTATATTACCTCTAGTACTCCTTCCACAGCAGCACTTAATAGTACCGTTGCTTTTGAAGTAGATGATGTTGCCAATAATAATACATCAACAGCTAGAAGTTGTTTACCGACTTTCTTCTATAAGGCTGGTTATTCAGGTGAAGTACAAGTTCCTCAATATATGGCTTATCATAGTAGACTTATTTCTGATTGTTTGGCTCTTACAGGAGGTCTTTCATATGCCACCGGTATAGGATCTATTAATCCTAAAATTGGTGTTACGAGAGCTTCTGTCCCACCAGTCAATAATTTGGCTACTCTTTTGAGATCAGCTTCAGATGACGCTAATTTTGGTGTTTTCCTGGCTATTCCACCAATGAACGCTGTTTGATCGTTCAACCTAGTTTTCATATTCTAGGTATACAATATATGACGTTTTTGAGTACGTAAAATTCTGCCCCATACAGTGGGTTTCCAACTGTATATTGACTCTAGTTCACAATACTTTACGGTTTGTTTGTGGATGAGATGAGTTAGCCTCCGTTGTAATAAGGCTACTCTTCCTTACCTTGATCTTTATCACCGATCATAGTGAGTTCACCCTGCGTGTGCGTTTATAGTACATTTCCAGCTTAGTCCGCTCAATTTTGAGTGCTCTGTCCACGTAAGGTGGGCTAGGTTTGGAGTTAAGATGTTACTCAGTGCAAGGCCATTTAGAAATAGGCC